AAAAATGATATATAATATAAGCGGCGAACAGATACCCGATGAATTAGAAGATAGATTATTTCAGATTCAGGGAATGATGAAGGGCATAAACGACTTAATGGGGGGAGGAATTAACAAAAAATGAGCAATAAACTATTCAATAAGAAAAACACATCCGAAGATGAAAAGATCATGGAAGAAACAGAATTACTCGCGAAATTAAACGTTATGTTTAACAATGCTAATGCCGCCAAAACCTTGAAAGTTAAAGATTGGGATAAATGCATGGAGGCATATTCCAATGATAAAGTCACTTCACAAAGCGATTATAAAAGCGATGTTAAATCTGCGTTTATTTTTTCGATTGTGGAAACAATTAAGCCTCTGATGGTGGATAAGGACCCTTCTTTTGTTGTGGAGCCAACTACTCCAGATCATGCCCAGAGCGAAAATAAAGACGAAACTGGCCTCACATTCGCGCAAAAGATTCAATATACGTTTGACTATGAAACAAGACGTCAGAATATGCCTTCATTACTCGAAAGAGGCGTTACTAGGGCCGTAATGGGTATTCCTTGTGTGGTTTATCTGCCTTGGGACGGTTCAAGTGGCAAATTCGGTGAAATATCCCCCAAACTTATCAACCCAAAAAACTTTTTCATTGATCCTATGGCCGAAACTCTGCAGGAAGGTGAATACTGCATCTGGGCGGACTACATAAACACCAATTTGCTCAAACAGAAATTTCCCGAAAAGAAAGAAATGATAACCAGCGAAGGAATTGATACTGCATATAGCGGAGGCAAGCAGATAGAAGGTGGGACTCCTTCAAAAACCCTTGTTTTTGTGGCGTTTGTCAAAGATTATTCTCTTGACGAAGAAGACAAACCTAAATACAAAAACGGGCGCATGGTCACTTACACAAAATCATGCATTTTAGACGATAAAAAGAATCCTTACGATGATGGCAAATTTCCTTTTGTTATGTACACTGCCATTGATGATGGTTTTAGTATTTGGGGAGAAGGTGTTGTAAAACAACTTATCCCATTACAGGAAGCTGTTAATGATCTAAACAACCAAGTTATTGACAATGCCAAAATGACAGCTAATATGCAATGGATTATTGATAAAAACGCTGGGATCGAGAAAGGTAAACTTACCAACCGTCCCGGCCTCATTATTCGTAAAAATCCCGGAACAGAAGTACGTCGTGACGCTCCACCACCAATGCCAAGTTACGTTGGCGATAAAATCATGGAGCTTAAACGTGACATGGAAACAATTTCTGGTATCCATGACGTTACACAAGGAAGACGCCCAGCTGGAATTACAGCTGCAGCTGCCATTGAAAAACTGCAAGAAGCTGGACAGGGCCGTATTCGGTTGATGGTTAAGCGTTTTGAGCGGTTTATCTCCGAACTGGGCCAGATGGAATATTCACGCATGAAGCAATTCTGGGTAACTCCTCGCATGATAAAAGCTACTGAAAACGCATTCGGCGTTTCGTTCTTTGAGATTTCAAAAGAAGATATGACAAACGAAATCCCCAATATCTTTATCTATGGCGGGGCAACGATGCCTTATGATAAAGGAACTCGCTTGCAGCAATATATACAGCTCGCACAGACACAAGCAGAGGACGGTAAACCTATGGTCGATAGAGAAGCGTTACTTGATGCAATGGAAATCAAGGACCGTTATAAAATACTTGCGAGAATGGCTCCTGTTGCCGAGCCTCCAGCTCCTGCTCCAGCACAACAGGCAATGCCACCAATGATGCCTGATGTAATGGGTGGAATGTCGCCGCAGACGTTACCGATGCCGCAAAGTGGAGGCGTAGGCGGTCCTGCTGTCCCTCCTAGCGGTATGCCCGCCACGCCTCCAATGATGCCTCCAGAGCAAGGAGTACCTATTGCTGGCATAGAGCAGGATGTGCTCACACCAGAGCAACAGGCAATGATGCAAGCCATGCAAGAGTTAGGTTTGGACCCCAATGATCCCAATGCTGTTGCAATGTTGCAACAAAACGGTTAATATATAATAAATTTGATGCACAACCCTAAGACGGACCCTTTCGAGGACAAACTGTCAAAAGGGACGCGGAAAGAGGTAGACAATGGATAATCAAGAAGTAGTGGCCGAAGTTATAGAAGAACCTGTTGCAGAGATGCAACAAGAAGTTGAAGCTCCACAGATCCCTGACAAGGAAGAAATTCCATATACGAAGGAACAAATCGAGGAGTGGCGCTTGGGCAATATGCGCCAAGCCGACTACAGTCGTAAAACAGCTGAAGTCGCCCAGCAACGTAGGGAAGCCGAAGAAGCGTTGAAGGTTTATAATCTATTGCAGGAAAACCCCGAACTCATTGAAGTGCTTTCAGAGGCGTATCAAGGAAAATCGGGAGAATCTGCTCCGAAAATAACAACTCAATTCGAAGCCCAATTAACCAACGTTCAGCAACAACTTGCCAACATTGAGCTGGATAAGGAAATCATGTCTTTGCAAAAGAAGTATCCAGATTTTGATGAAGCAAAAGTAATGCAGTACGCTGCAATGAACGGGTTAACGGATCTTGACATTGCGTATCGTGCGTCACGTGACATTGATGAAAAATCAGTGCGCGAAAAGATACTCAATGAACTTAAAACAAATAATGAATCCACCACAACGCTTATCGGCAATTATGGTGGTAAAGGGAAGGTATCTAGTGGCCTTACGGCCATTGAGAAATCCTATGCTAGTAAGCTAGGCATGTCCGAAGAGGAATATGCTAAATGGAAAAAATAAATTAAGAAGGTGAAGCCAAATGACAACTCCAGTACAGCCAACCCTACAATCAACAGGCGGAAACACGTTTGATATTACTACCAGTTCGCATTTTGGGCAATTGCTTGAACCAAAACTCCGCAAATTGTTTTTCGAAACTTATGACGAGCTACCCGAACAGTACAGCCAAATTTTCCATGTGAAAAGCTCGCAGAAACGTACTGAAACAGATTATGGAATGGGCGCTTTCCAACCTTGGACAGCACGTTCCAGTAATATCGCCACCGTCAATTACCAGACGTTGAGCCCCGGTCTGGAAAGGACCTATACTCATGGTGCATTCGCTGATGGCTTTATGATTGCCCGCGAAGATGCCGATGACGAGCTTTATTCTGTTATCGAGAAATTCCCGAAAGCTCTTGCGAGAGCTGGTCGCGGTAAAGTTGAAACTGATGCAGCTTATATTCTCAACAAGGCTTTCTCTGATGGTCTTACTGCAGCATCGACAGATGTTAATATCTACGATGGCAAAACACTTTGTTCTTTTACCCATGATCTGCTTGATAGCTCAAGTAACGGAATCAATCAGATTTCTGGTGCCTTATCTGATGCGTCGCTCCGACTTGGTTTACAGTTGGGGCGTGAACAGTTAGATGAAGCTGGTCAACTTTGCCAAATGAAATTCGACACACTTATCGTACCGCCGGAATTGCAGTTTACAGCAGAGGTACTTATGAACTCTGATGGACTTGCTGGATCTCCTAACAACGATAAGAACGTAATGAAGGGCCGTTTGAAGGTTATCGTCAACGATTACCTTACATCAGCCACAGCTTGGTTCTTGCAGGATTCATCTCGTCACGAACTTAATTTTTTCTGGCGTCAGAAACCAGAATTTAAGCGCGATGAAGACTTCGACACGTTTGTGGCTAAGTATCGCGGGTATATGCGGTATAGTTGTGGTGTAAGTGACTGGCGAGGATTTATTGGGGCAAAAGGCACTTAATGTGGACTTAACTGAATAAGTAATATACAATGTGGGGAGAGCAGACGTGCCTCCCCATTATTGCATAGAAAGGAAGAATAACATGTTAAATAAAGCTGATTATAATGTCACAGCCCAAGACAGATTACAGTATGCACAGTATGAGCTTTTGAAGGAACTAGTTGATTTGCTTAGTGGAGAATATATTCCAGAAGAAACGCAAAAAAAGATCGAGAAATCACAGGACAACAATGAAATTATTCAATCACTTAAACAAGACACGTTGTTCGATTTAGAAACTCTTGAGCCCAAGGTAAAACCAAAAGTAGGTGGTGAGGTTAAAAATGACAAGAGCAGAAATAGTAAAGGACGTAAGACGGCTAATAAATGAGGCAAGCCCCGCTATTTGGCTAAATGCGGATATTTATGCATTCATTAATGGTGCGTTTAGAAGAATAAGGACAATTGACAAACGTCTTACTGTTACACGCTGTCCCGACCTTACTCTTGATGCGAGTGTTCCTGCAATCCCGGGCAATGGCGACTGGGATGATTTGTTTGTTCTTTTCGCAGTTGCGCGATGTTTTGAGCAGGATCGTCAGAACTACCCAGCAGTGAAATACATGAACGAGTTTGAAAACAAACTCAACGAATATATTAATTTCTTGGACAATTTAACTTCTGCAGATTGGGCCGCAGTGTACGACGAAACCGACACTAGCGCATTCGATGTGACCACAAACGAAACCGATTACGTCACAGACGAATATTTTGCAGGAAGCAGCGTTGATATTGATGGGCGGGTAATTTACACCCGACCTTACGATGATATAGTGGTGGTGTAAGATATGGCATATTTACAAGACATGGATATACCGCCAGAGAAACAGATAAATATCTGGATAAAGAACTTTGGTGGGTCTTTGGCCAATGGCGTTTCAAAGGCAGATATGGCAGACAACGACACAGTTGATTGCCTAAATACTATCTCTACTACACAGGGTGCAGTGGAGAAAAGAAACGGTACTACACTTGTTAAAAAGTTTAGCACCGTTTTTAGTGAGGCGTATCCGCTTCGTAAGATATATCGGTTTGTTGCATGGAGCGGAACGCAATATGTGATAACTATGTCATACAAAAAGATCGCCATATTCACAATGACCGACGAGGATTTATCTACAATTGATATTACAAATCCAGTAGTTACAAAAACTTTGGCCGATGGCGACGAAGGAAAATGTTGGGGTATAGCTTATTACAACAAATTCTTAATGTGGGTGGGCCAAGGGACCACTAATGATAGTAATTATTTTGTTTTTGACCCCAATAGATCGCCAACAAATATTTATCAAGTCATTGCACCAACAACTGTTTCTGACGTGGCTGTTACTTTTACTGATGCGGGGGATATAGTCACTTATAACAATCATGGATTTTCAAATGGTCGCGGAGTTTCTTTTTCTGATGTTGTGACTACTACTGGAATATCAGAAAATGTTACGTATTATGTTGTCGGCAAGACAACAAATACATTCCAACTTGCATATACTGCTGGTGGATCACCAATAGCTTTAACCACAAACGGAACAGGAAGTATGATTATTGGTGGGGATGGCCAGCCTACATGGAGTGATACTGCGAAGTCTGTTACTTTTACTGATGCTGTGGACTTAGTAACTCTTAACGCTCACGGATACACAAATGGAAAACTTGTTTCCTTTTTAACTGTTGTCACAACAACAGGAATAAAGGCAAACACTGCGTATTATGTAATAAACAAAACAGATAATACATTTCAACTATCACTGACTTATGGTGGTACGGCTATTTCATTAACAACAAATGGAACAGGCACATTGTGCAATATCACAACAACTGGAACAGTAAGCTATAGTCCAACAACTTTGCAATTAGCCGACGTTTACATGGGAAAAAATGTGTTACGCAAAGTAAATAATTGTTGCATGTATAAAAACACTGTGTTTGTAACAGGAAATTCCTTGGAACCTAACAGTGTATATTTCCTTGCATTTGAAAATCCATTTTATATGGGGACTTTTGCATATATTAAGAAGACAGATAATGATGGTGACGCAGTACAAGGTGTTGTAACCTTCATGGATACAGTTGTTATATTTAAGAGTGAAAGTATTTGGGCTCTTTATTGGAATACTCCAGAAGTTTACTCTTTGGTAAAAATAAATGCACTTACAGGTACACTCAATATAAACAGCGTAAAGCAAGTAAACAATTTCCTTTATTATCTAGGTGAAGATTACAAAGTTTATGCACTTATGTCGCCGCAGACAAACACAAGCCTGATAATGTCTACTCTAATGACCAAGAAGATGAATTTGTTTAAAGCACCGTTTGTATTCAGCGAACTATCTAAAACAGAACTTGATGATATATGTGCGTTATATTTTGAAAACAGATATACTCTAAACGTAAAAGGTACGATAATTAGTTTTGATTACACTCAAGGGTCATGGACTGTTTTCAGTAATATGAATTTCAAAGATTATATTGTTTTGGAAAATAAATTATATATGGTTTATCCGAACAGTACGGTCGTGGTTAAATCAGACGGTTATAGTGATTATGATCCAACAACAGATACCCAAATATCAATAAACGCATATACACAAACTAAGGATTTTGAGTTTAATTTGCCAATAACGATGAAGGTTTTTAGAAAAATGTACGTGGAAATTGAAACTTATATTGAC